TCAGCATCTGCTTCTCGATCTTGTCGGCCTGCGATTCCAGACCCTTGACCAGACCCTCAGCCATGTGGATGCCGTTGTCGTACATCACCTGGCTTGCGGTCGCTCCGACCTTCCCGGCCGCGCTGGCGATCTCCTTCTCCAGCTTGTTGACCTGGTCGACGCCAGCCTTGCCCGCACCGAGGATCGCCTCAGCCGCATCCATGCCAGCCTGGGGGCCGGCCTGCGCGAGCTGATCGAACATCTCCGAGTTCAGGCCCAGCTTCTTCAGCTTGGCCAGCACGTCAGCGAAGTGCTTCGCCTGATCCCGAGCCTGCGTGAGCTGCTCGATGATCCCGGTGAAGCCGCCTTCCATGTTCGTGACGTTGGCGTCGTCGATGATCTTCTGCGCGATGTTCGCCGCGTAGTCGGCCTTCGCCGCCTTCAGGTCCGCGAGGGACTTCTTGGCGTCGTCGACCTTCTTCTTCAGCGAGTCGTACGAGGAGAGCAGCTTGTTGAGCTGCGCCTGGTCGGCCTTGACCTTGGCCGTCACCGACTTGCTCAGCTTGGCCTTGCCGATCAGACCGGTCAGATCCGTCAGGCTCTTCTTCACGTTGTCGAACTGCGACTCAAGGCCCTTGATCAGACCCTTGATGATCACAACACCGGCGTTGTAGAGAAGGACCTTGTCCTTGGGGAGCGGACCCTTCCAGTCGGTCAGCTTGTCGGTCAGGCTGCCGAGCTTGGACTTGACCGAGCTGAACATCGACGTGATGCCGGAGATGAAGCCCTTGATGAGCTCCTTACCGGCAGAGAGCAGCGTCGAACCGAGCGAGCCCAGTGCGGACTTCGCCTTGCCGGGCAGCTCCTTGACCTTGGTGACGGCCTTGCCGATCCACTCGCCCACGGCGGAGACGAGCTTGCCCAGGCCGGTGACCGCCGCCGTCTTGATCGAGGACCAGGCGGAGGAGAAGAACCGGCCGATGGCCGCGAGTCCGTCAGTGACCAGACCGCGAGCGCCCGTGAAGAACACTCCGATGTAGCCGCGGATCGCAGCGAAGGCTCCGGTGAAGACCTCACCGATCGCCTTCCAGGCGGACTTGAACAGGGCGCCGATGGCCTTGAGGCCCTTACCCGCAGCGCCGAGGATGCCGACGTTCAGGAACACTTCCAGTGCGCCGAGGATCGTGTCCCAGACGCCCTTCAGCATCCCCTTGATGCCTTCCCAGAGCTGCTTGAAGCCGTCCTTGAAGGTGTCCCAGTTGCCGGTGAAGATGCCCTCGAACAGACCCCACCAGATCTTGAAGAAGCCGACGATGTAGTCGAAGACTCCGACGAAGAACTCCTTCAGTCCTTCGAGGACCAGGCCCACACCGTTGATCGCGGCGACGAGGGCGCCGGCCAGGATCTCGATGATGAACTGGAGCACCGGCACGAGGATCGGCATCAGGAAGTTGACGACCGCGAGCAGTGCCTGAAGGAACGGCTGGAGCGCCTCGACCACGCGAGAGATCGCGTCGGCCAGCGGAGGCAGTACGGACTGGATGACCTCGGACAGCATCGGAAGCAGAGGCTGGATGACTGCCGTGATGATCTGGAGCGCGACAGCGATCACCGGCTGGAGGGCCGTGAAGATCGTGGTCAGTGCCGCAGACAGCACAGGCAGGATCGGGGCGAGTGCATCGATCAGGGCGGACGCCAGAGGCATCACCGCGGCGAGGATCTGACCGAAGATCGCAGCGATCGGAGGCAGGAGCGTACCGAGGAACTGGAACGCCGTACCGAGCAGGTCGCCGACGATCGGCACCATCTGCTCGATGATCGGAGCCAGCGCCTGGAACGCCTGCGTCAGCGCGCCGCCGAGGAGTTCGACGATCGGGATGAGCTGCGGAGCGAGCGTCGAGAAGGCGCTCGCGAGCGGGATGATCGCAGCCGAGACGAGCTGACCGAAGACCGGGAGCATCGCGGCAACGACCTGCATGATCGCGCCGAGCGCCTGGCCGAGCGGAGCCATCGCGGGAGCGAGGGCCTGCACTGCACCGAGCAGTCCGTCGAACATGGCCGAGATGCCCTCGGTGACAGCGGGCTGAGCGAGGGCCGAAGCCACCGCGTCGAGCGCCGTACCGATGATCTCGCCGGCCTTCGGGAGGACCGTCGTAAGCAGGGAGCCGAGCTCGATGAACAGGTTCTTGACTGCCGGCCCGGACGTCGTGGCGATGTTGTTCATCGCCTCGTGCGCAGCCTTGAAGACGTCGGTCAGGCCGGACTGGAAGCCCTTGGAGTCGACCGTCTTGTGGATGCTGGCCAGTGCGTCGTTCAGCGTCCCGAGGGACGTACCGCCCGCCTCGGTCGCCGCACGGGCGACACCAGACAGGATGCCGTAGACGTTGTAGAGGACGCCGCCCAGATCCTTCAGGGCCTGGATGCCCTGGTCGATCTCGGCCTTGATCCCGTTCTCGCCCTTGGCCTTCAGGAAGTCGGCGAACTGCTTGGAGATGTCGACGAACCACTGCGCGAGCTGCGGCAGGTAAGAGGTACCGACCTTGCCCAGCGTCGCGATGATGTCGGCGAACGCCTTGGTTCCACCGGTCGCGATGGTGATGGACGACGACAGGTCGGTGAACATCTGCCCCAGCGCGGGGGAGAGGGAGGAGCCGAGGTTCTTGGCGAAGGAGCCGAAGAAGCCGCCGAGTTCGGTGGCCGTGTCCGCCACGCCCTTACGGAACGCGGGGAGCAGGGAGTCGACCATCTCCTTGATCGGAGCCTTGGCCTTCTCCCAGAAGTTCGCGCTGATCACGTTCTGGAGATCCGAGAGGGTCTGCTTGACCTCGGGGATGACCTTGTTGAAGTCCTTGAACGCGGCGATGGTGACGCCGAGTCCGACCGCGAAGCCACCCAGAAGTCCGGGAAGCAGGGCGACAGTTGGTCCGATCTGGGCCAGCGAAGCTGACAGCGCGAAGAGGTTGCTCGCACCGGCAAGGCCAGCCGAAGCCAGGCCGGCCACGGCCGACGCAAGCGAACCGATGATCGGGACGCTCTTGTCGAGGTTCTTCAGGATGTTGCCGAACTTCTCGAAGAGGTTGTTCAGCACGCGGACGCCGGAGAGCGCAGCCAGCGCGGTAGCCACCTTGGCGACAGCCGCGTTGTTGAGCTGCGGGATGATCGACACGGTGCGGGGCCGGGTCAGGATGCCGAGGCGGGCGGAGGTAGCAGCACCGCTGAGGCCGCTCATGTCCGGCTCGATCTTGATCTTCAGCGGAGAGTTGTGGTCACGCCAGTCCTGGATCTGGTGCGTCATCTCGCGCAGAGACTGATCGCTGATCTTCAGGTGGATGTCACCCGCGTCGAGCTCGGACTGGAGCTTGACCTTGTCGCCGCTCTTGGCGCGGTTGGTGTACGCGCGGATCGCCTTGGCCAGCTCGCCGTTCATCGTGCTCGTGTCGATGCGGGTGTAGATCTTCACCTTGCGAGCGTCCGACTGGCGGTTGCGCTGGCTGATCTTGGAGATCTCGGTGAGGAGCTGACGCTCGAACCCGGCCATGTTCGGCATGACCTGGACTTCGACCTTGAGCTTCTTCTCGTCCTTGGCGAGCTGATTCTCAGCCTTGCGTCGGAACTCACTGGTGTCCGGCAGGACGCGGACACTGACGCGTCCGATGACCTGACCCTGGGGCATCGCTTACCTCCGCTTGGCGTTGAACTTGTTGTAGAGGTCGGCCACGGAGACGCGGCGACCCTTCTTGCCCGTGCCGCCGTCGGTCTTCTTCTGGGGCTTGGGGCGTGGCCAGAGCGGGATCTTGGGCGCCTTGCCCTTGCCCCACTGGCCGGTGGCTCTGGTGTTCTGGTTGATCGCGTCGAAGATGTCGGCCTGCATGTGGCGGTCAAGCCCCCAGCCGAAGTGGTCCCTGCCGCCCGACGCGAGGGCGATGGTGAGGGACGTGTCAGGAAGCCTCTGGACAAGAGCGAGGACAAGGGCCGGCGCGGGCCCCCGACCTGCGATCACCTCAGTGAGATCCACTCCGTAGTGGAAGAGCAGGTCGGGGTAGAGCCCTTCGCCGTACTTGTCGATCAGCTCTCCGAGGCCGAGGCTTCCCCCACCTGGGTGCCCTCGCTGTACGTCGCGAAGATCTGCGCCAGGACCGCGAGGTCGGAGCCGATCTCCGAGAGCAGCTTCTCGGCCGCCTTCTCGTTGTCGGCGACCAGGCGGATCGCGTCCGAGAGCACCTGCTCCTGGTCGACGTCGTCGCCGTCCAGCTTCTCCTGGATCTTCAGGAGCTCGGCGCGCTTCTCCTTCGGGAGGCGCAGGGGGTTGAGCAGTCGGACGACGAAGCCGTCGCCGAGCTCGATGTCAGTGGACCCGTACTTCGCTTCAGCGGCGGCACGGATGGAGTCGAGGGAGAAGTTGGCCATGGGGTTGCGGACCTCCAAGAAGTAGGGGAGAGGAGAGCGCGGACCGTCGTGAGAAGAGCCCCGAAGGGCCCCCGGTGTGCGAGGAGGTCCGCACCACTTGCACACCGGGGGAGATCAGATGAGCCCTGATCAGGCAGCCGGGCCGGAGACCCAGGAGTCGCCATCCCAGCTCGCCGTGGAGGCGTCGCCGAGGACGACGTTCTGGCCCGTGGTCCAGGCCGAGGTCGGCGTAGCGATGACGGAAGCCAGCGCAGCCAGGTTGGCCGGAACGGTCGAGCCCTCCGGGGTGAAGGAGCCAGGCGTACCAGCGGTCGCACCGGTTGCGACACTTGCACCAAGCGGCGTGATCGCGTAGGTGTAGGTGTTCGAGCCGAAGGCCATCGGCTTCACGCCGATCGGCAGGCCGGCCAGCGACTCGGTGTCACCGAAGGACACGTCGTCAGCGCGGTAGATCTCGGCCTTGGGGGCGTAGAACGCGAAGTGGTTCTCGCCGTCCACGAACACCGCGAGGAACGCGGAGACCGTGGGGGTCGGCTCGGTCGGAACACCGACAGTGCCGTTCGGCAGGACCGGGGCGTTGGAGCCGTAGTACAGCTTCAGGCCGGGGACGTCGAACTGCTGGAGGGTGAAGGTCATCGTCTCGGTACGGGCCGAGTACTTGGTGCGCAGGCTCTTGTTCTGGAGCGTGCCGATGACCGTGGCCTCGCCGCCCTCGGAGGCGATCGAGAAGATGTCCTCCAGCGAGGTGTGACCGACGATCGACCAGGGAGAGGTCGGGACGAGCAGGTCTTCGGGGAGGTCGGTTCCGACCGGCGCCGTCAGGTAGTTGCCGGAGCCGATGACGAGGGTGGCGTTGTCGTTCAGTGCCACGAAGTGTTCTCCTTACGGGATGGGGTACGGGCGGTTGCGCGGCTTGCGGATCTCGATGTCGTAGGTCGCTTCGTAGCGCCAGACACCAGTGGGAAGGTCCGCGTACTGGACCGGGCCGGTCGACGTCGCCCAGTCGGTAACCCGACGAGGAGCAGACGCGAGGTCGACCCGAGTGATGTGGCCGCGCGAGGGCACGACCTTCTGTGAGAGCCAGGCGTCGCGGATGACCACGCGCACGGCCTCGGAGAGGATCGCGGCGTCTTCGTCGCCATCGGGGTCTTGACAGAAGACGTGCACCGCGACGCGGGCTGCGTCGAGGAATCGGGTGTCGCCCTGCCAGTTCCCGAAGGACGGGTCACGGCGAACGAGTACGAGGGGGAACGTCTGATCCTTGGCGATCAGGGACTTGACCTGGATGCCAGGCAGTCCGTCGCGCAGGATCGCGAGCATCAGGTCTTCGACCGGGGAGAGCTCGGCGAGCGCCTTGATCTCCGGAGGGAGACCGGCCATCAGCCTCTACCTCCTCCGCGCTTCTTGCGCGCCTTGATCTTGACCTTGCGCTTCTTGGGGCTGGTCTTCGGACCTTGCTTCTTCGGGAGGTGCGAAGCCTCTTCGAGGATGTGCAGGCCCTGCATCGCGCCGACCGTGTACTCGTCGATGACCTTTCCTTGGTCGTCGACCACTTCCACGTCGTAGGCGTTGCGGCCGAACTCGATCGACAGGGCCGAGTTCGAGTTGGTCTTGGCGTTGGTTCCGTTGGCGTCGGCGAGAACGACGTAGGCGTCGATGTCACCCTTGGCGATCTCGATCTGAGCGACGCCCTCGACCTTGTGCTGGATCAGGAGCTCTTCAGCCCTGACCCCGATCTCGAACGCGCGCTGGTCGACTTCCGCCTGCACCTCGGGGAGGGAGGCGATGATCTCCGCCATGTTCTTGCCGTTGAGGCCCTTGTAGATGTAGGCCATCAGCTCGGCCTCTCGCGGACGTCGATCGACCAGTGCCGAGTCCTGCGCTCGCCGTGGTGGTAGGCCGGCGGGGTCACGATGTCCCAGACCTTGCCCAGCATCTCGACCCGCGACCAGAGCTCAACCCCTTCGAGGTTGGCGTCCACGATCATGCGGGTGATGTTGATCTGCTGCTGACCGGGAACCTCTGCTCGGGCCGAACGCTGCGGGATCAGTGCGCACCGGACCTGGTGTGGGCCGTCCGCGTCGGCGACGAGGATCTCGTTGCCGCGGTTGTCGGTGTGGTAGCGGCTCTTCCAGATCGTCGCCGGAACTCCCCGCCTACGCTGCATCGAGCTCACCAGGGTTCCTCCTCATCCCGGTACAGCGGGAAGGGGGACTGGTCGGTGGGGACGTAGCTGGCACGGTGCCGGTAGCGCCGGATGTCGGAGCCCCAGGCGCTCACGCCGACCGACACGAGGCCGGGCCGCTTGCCGCCGATCTCCGCGAGGAGCTTCTGCTCGTCAGCGGTGAAGTAGACCGTGCCTGCGTTCTCGCCCTGGCTGTCGTTCCAGCCCAGGGTCTCGTCTCCCGCTCGGGACTGGGTGTAGCCCTGGGGGTTGTCCATGAACCGCTTGCACGCCTTCAGGACCAGGGTCCGTACGAGGCGAGGGG